CCCAAATTTCTTGTCGTTCTTTTGGTCTTTCTATTTCTATCTTTTGCATTCTAAGTCTTGTTTTGATTATTTATTTAATTTAAAATAATAATCCTATATATTTATTATATAGGATTATTATTTATAGTAAAATTTTAAATAAAATTATACATTAGTCTCAACTCACGGTTCACAAGGAACACTTACAATAGCAATTCTTGACAATGTATATCAAGTTTTTTGCTGAGTAGCACCACCGTCTCATTCACATAAGAATACGGCATCTTTATCTGTTCAAGCAGTTCAACCAATAGTATCTCAATCATAATCAAATGCAAAGACAATTTTATTTGCAGTATGGTCAGTAGATACATTTCATTTAACTGGATTAGATGAAGCATCTTCAACAGTAATTGCAGAAGAAGTATTAAATGCAGCTAAGAAAAATGAATGATACCAAGCTAATGTATCAGCAACAGCAACAGTACCTACACTTACTTCAATTTGAGATTGGAAAGGATATGTCTTTTCATCTCAAGCATCATCAGTAAATACAATACCTTGTTCATCAGCAGTAGGTATGTTTTCAATAAATAAACCTAAAGAGTCTGCTCATGAATTAGTTACAATTTGCCCAGTAGCATTATATGAATACCAAGTATTAACTCTTTTACCATTCGTAACAGTAATAGCACCAACATCAATATCATCATCTGTTTGTGCAAGTGCATCTAAAAATGCAACACACTCATCTAATGTACCATTTCAAGTATTATGTAATACCCAAGTAAAATCTCAGTCAGCTTCATTAAATCCTGTTTCAGTTTGTGCAACAGCTAATTTTTCCAAAGTCATTCAAGTCCATGGAGCAATTTGAGCTCATCCATAAACATCAGCTAAAGTATAATTACCAGTAGTTAAATGAGGACTTTCTGATACGGCATATCCAGATGAATATGCACCAAGTTCAAGTATTCATAAATCTGTAGTAGATTCTTTTCTATCATAATTTTGACCAAAACTTCTTACTGAAATTGCTTCATAAGTTCTAAAATCAAAAGTAGTAGTAGTGGCATCAACAGCAATATCTCAATATACTTGTATAGCTTCATTAAAATTACCGTCTTTAGCAAAATCAAAAGGTTCTCAACCTATTGAATTTTGAAAGTAAGGTTGTGATAAAGCTAATATAGCACCCAATCCATTATTACCATAATAAATTCTACCAACAGCTCAAGCTGCATCATATTCAATCCAACCAGAACCTCTAATAATATCTCTATCAGCATCAATAGAGGGTTTATTATTAGCAACAAAGTTATAGGCTCATGCAAATTTAAACGAACCCTCAATCATTTTATCAAACTCTCTTAGATTTTCATCAGTTCTTCTCTCTTGATTTTCAAAAGCATAACCTGCTTCTAATTTTATCCCATCTTGGGCAGTAAGAGGATTTGCTTCTGCAACTGATGCTATAATTTCATCTCATCAACCTGCTTCATCAACAAGTCCTGTATTATCTGTAACTGTGATAACCGTAGAAGTTACAGTTTGTATCACAAATGTTGAATTATTTCATCAACTAACAAATCCACTAGAAGCAAAACTTCTTCCTGCTACGAATCAATCTGCAACAAAATCTCACGAGGCTCTAGTAAATGTTCCCCCTACATCTTCAACCGTAATAGATTGAACTCAAGTAGTAATTCAACCACTTAAATCTAATGTAGCTAATTCATCAGCTCTTATGAATTCTAATTTACCATTTGAACTATCGAAAAAAACATTTCAGTCTGGAGTACCTGCTCTATTTTGTGTAGATTGTACTAATAATGAATCGTAATTCGATAAGTCTATTAATTGTTCAACAGCCATAGTTATATTTCATTATCAAATAAATTTTTTGCAACTATACTAGATAATTTTTCATTAGCCTTAGTAAGTCTTTTTATTTCATTTTGTAAATGTAGACTTTTTTTATCAAACTCTTGTTTTGATTTAACCATTTGGTCAGAAAGTCATTTTCTATATGAAGATAATTCAACTTTTCTAGCTAGGTGCAAAATATCCATAGCAGCCTTAACTGGTAAATGATTTAAGTTATCAGATATGACATCAACTTGTATTCACTTATCAGTAACAATAATCCAGTTTTTTTTCTTTCAGTCGATAGTGGACTGGGTAATAACAGCTTTATCGTATATCATTAGTTATTTGTATCAGAAGTTAAATTTATAGTAATATCTTTATTGGTATTTGTAAGAGTATCATAATATATTTCTTCTTCATAGTCATGGTCTGGTTGACTTATTATTTGTACTGCAATAAATATATCTCAAGTATGAGTATAATTATAAGTTTGATTATCAGCAGTAGCATTTTCTTCTCAATCTAATTCTACACTTCAAGCTAAACTTCATATAGCAGTAACTGAATATAATCTCCATTCATAATCAATGATACTTGGATTTACTGTAAATTTATAACTTACTAATCAAGCTACTACATTTACTGTTCAAGCTCAACTATTATGAACTGTTGGAGTAGATGCTCAACTTACTACATTTATAGTTAATGTAAATCAATTACTAACACTTACTTTTATTGTTTCATTACCAGTAGTTCAATCTGTTCAAGCATATCAAATATCTGTATTATCCCAATTTAAACTTTGAGTAGAACCTATTATTCATAAATCTACTGCATATCAAGTTCAATCTGAATTAAATGTATTACCAGTTATTGTATTTAATCAATCAACTAATAATGCTGTCGCATTAGCTGATGATTCAAATGTACTTCAAGTTATTGTACTTCATAATTGAGATACTAATCAACATCTTACAAATTTAGTTCAGTCAATAGTTGAATTATTGTCATAACTGAAAGTACCCATATCATTAAAAACCATTCCTGTATGTTCTACTAATAATGATGATGTTACTAAAAAGTTACCTTTAGCATTAGTACCTACAGATGATATAGTACCATTTTCCCAAATACAAGTTGTTCAAGTATTTATTACTTCAAATAATTGAAAGTCAGGGTCTACATATTCTAAATCATTTAATGATATATTAAAGTTTGTATCCTTGAAATATGCTGCCGTTGCAACCGTTCAAATTGATATATGACATTGCATAGTATACGAGCCACTTATTCAAGGTACTCATTGTAATTGTCCATATCTATTTGCATTCAAATCATTTTTAGCTGCAAATCAAGTGAATGTTCAAGGTGTTCAACTATCTCAAGCAGTAATATCATAAGTTCTTCATTGTCTAATTGCATCAATTCATAGAGGAGCACCTTTTGTAGGTCATCAAACTAACTTGGCTTGTAATCAATATGTATCCATAGCAGTAGGTAAAATCGTTCCTGTACTAGCTGTTGCATTTTCAGGGTCTACTACTGCACAAATCCAAGGAGCTCCGTAATCAATCGTATCACTACCTGCATAATTATCAGTATTTAAAGCAGCACTAGAACTTCAAGATAATACTTGCATTCATCAGTCTGCTGTAGTATCTAAAAGTCAAGGTGTTAAATGTGTTATCCACATATAGATAGCATTTAAATCTCCAGTTGTTAATAATGTATTAGTTGTATCTTCTACCATTCATTTAGTAGCAGAAGCAAAAGCATTTTTAGACATACAATTTACTCCATTTATGAAGTAATCTGTTTCTATATTTAATCAACTTGCTCAACCTCAGGTTGCAGCCCGATTACTTGTAGAAACTACATCATCTGGCACGAGTGTTGTTAAATCTGATGTATAAACTGCTACTGCCATATTTTTTAATTAAGTATAAGAATATGTTGTTCTTTCATCCCATTCTTTAGTAAACGAAGTATCTCAATCTGCAAATTTAGCTTTTGTTATATTTCAAGTTTCATCTAAACATTGGATTTGCCATACAGTAGCTGATTCTAATGCTCCTGCTTCTGCTTTCCCTATATATGTTTTATCAGTGGTGGTAAAATCATCTATTAATGTATCAAGATTTTCTTTTATAGCTGGATCTATTATTTGATTATTTGAGTCTTTTATTTTAATTGTTCCTCAAATAATTAATTCTCCATTATCTACTTTTACTTGTTCAGCCAAACCTGTTATATCATTGATTCAACTTATTACTGCAACTACATGTCATTGCTTTGGAAGAAAAGCTCCATTAAGAGTAATAGTATCTGTAGTATGAAATTGTACCTCTACTTCTATAAATTCTGAATGTGTAAAATTATAAACATTAGATGTATATTTTGTATTATTCGCACTATCATCAAGAGTTACTCTTGGTATTCAAGCTAAATCTTTTAATAATATTTTTACATTTGAAAAATCTCCTGTTTTACTTCATATTCAGAAAGCATTACTACTTATAGGTCTATGAAATCTTATTTTTATTATTTTTGGATTAGTTGCACTTGAATCTACTATTTCAACATTATAATCATCAAATAAACTTGATATAGTTCCTGTAAATCATCATATATCTGAATTATCTACATCTAAATCCTTTCTATAAACAGAATCTCAATCAGTTGGAATAGGACTCTGTATATCAGTAAAAAGAGCAATAATTCCATCTTGTTTATCTTCTGTAGCAGGATTTATAATCTTATCATTAATATCTGATAAACCTGTTGCATTTTGTCAGTTTATATATTCCATATATTATATAATTATTTTATAATCCCTGTGTTACTATTCTGATTCAATATGTTCTTCCATCAGTATTTGTATAGGCAGCATTAATAATATCTCAGGCTTCAAAGAATAAATCACGGTCTGGTATAAATACTATATCATTTGCATTAGAATTAGCAGGATTTATTTTATATAATATAGTATCGTAAGCATTTCAATCTTTACCATCTAATTTTATAATTAAATCCTCACTGGTTATAGGAGCTATATCAAAATGAATTGTAACAGAATTTAATTGAAATTTATCTTTTACAGTCGTACTTAAATTTATAGCTCAACTTCATGTAGCTTTTTTCGCCGTTAAATATCATATAGCCATATTATATGTATTAGATTATAAACTTTGAGTAACTATTCTTAAACCGTAAGTATTTGTATTAGTATTAGCAAATTCTACTTTTATTTCATCTCATTCTTCAAAAACTAAATCATTAGTTGGAGTATAAGTTATATCTGTAGCAGATGTAACACTAGGGTCTACTGAATATAATATATTGTCATAAGCATTTCAATCTTTAGCATCTACAGAAATAGTTAAAAGTTCTGAGGAAATAGGAGCTGTATCAAAGTGTACAGTTACAGAACTTAATCTAAAATTACCTGAAAGAGCTGTAGTTGTATCTATAGCAATAGCACCAGTAGCAGTAGTAACAGTAGCGAATTTTTTAGGCATAATATTATATTTATTATTAAAATATTTTATTATATCCACCTATATTTCTATAGATGGATATTAAAAAGATTTTACTAAGATTTTTCAATAATTCAATCTTCAATTAATCATTCAATTCATTTGAAATATTCAACTGAATCTCATTTATTTAAGATTTTACCATTTCTTTTTATAGGAGTAATAACTTTATATTCAGAGTCTTCGTCTAAACTTTCGTCTAAATTTGTATCTTCGTCTAAACTATTATCTTCAATCGGTTCATTATCTACATCAGGGTTATCAGAACTATCATCATTATTTTGATTTTTTATAAGTTCTAACATTTCTTTAATAGATGAATTAGTTTGAAAATCTTCTCATTTTACTAATCACATTTCTTCAGCAATAACTTTAAGTTCTTTTGCTGTTAAATTTTCTAAATCATTTCACATAAGCTATTTTTTAAAAATTAAGCAGCATCAGTAATTAAATCAAAATTACAAGATGTAGTAGTTCATACATTAGCATATACTGCACTAGTTCCTCATGCAACATCAGTATCTATATAAAGACATCCTTTAGCATATCAAGCACCTCAATCAGTAACTGTAACAGTACCTTTACATCTTAAGATGTCTCCATCTCAATCTTTTTCAAGAACTGTTATAGATTGACTATTAATTGTCTCTACTGCACCTATCGTAACGATAAATGGTACAGTTTGAGCAACTTGTTTTTTCTTTTTAAAATCAGAATTTGGCATTCTTTAAAAAGTTAAGAAATAAACCTATACAGTATCTTTTATTAAATACATACAAGTAACATCAACTATTCTTTGGTCGTATTTATCACTTATTCTAACAAATCTACCTTCTGCATCTGCATCGTAAGGTAATACTTTAATTTGTTTATTTTTACCTTTTTTAGCATAAGTAAATCCAAATGCTCTAGATTTTCTTCTAGGTTTTGTTTCAGTATAACTAATCCAGAAATTATCACCCCATATATCAGTTAATGTATCAGTTCAACCTTCAACACCTGAGTTATATTGAGCATCTCAAACATTAATCATTTTAATTCATGGGAATGCTCTTATTAAAGCAGCCATAACTAATTCTGGAGTAACAACTTTATCAGCTGTAGTTATAATTCTAGCGATTACATCAGGATGATTCATAAGATTCATCATAGTAACATAACCCATAGTAAATGTATTTGGTTTTTTACCTGAAGCAGTTCTTACAGTTTCAATACCAGTTTTAATATCATCAAATGGATCAGAATTATCATAATCACTCCATTTATCAGTACCTGTTAAAGTAACATTTTGAGTAATTACAGAAGTACTAGACATTACATCCGATAATGCTTTTTCTCTAATGATTAAAATTCTTTCAGTTAAATTTTCAGTAGCATCCATTTGAGGTTGAATAGGCTTATCAGCATTTTCAACTTCTTCATCTGATACAAATTCTTTAAGAGCATGGTCTTGTAGAATATAATGGTCTCAGATAGAAACAGTATGATTTACTTCATTTGCTTTAGAACCTTGAGCTCTAATTGCTTCAACAACTCTTAAATTATCCATACCATATGTAGCTATTTGAGCTGTATCTTTTTGTACAGATACAACTGGCATTAGTTTATTAGCAATGTAATTATCATTACTATAACCTAAAGATATATTAGTCAACAGAGGACTAACATAAGTATTTGATTTATTAATCATCTTTTTTTTTAATATTATTAATATAAATTATTAACCTGCAACAGTACCTGGTCTTATTGCTACTTCAGCAACTTGATTAGCAACAGTAGTTGTTTCTAAAAGGATTCATACATAATCTTCTGTATCAACAACAGTAGACGCACCTTTTCATGCAGTAGTACCTTTAATATAAGCTCCTTTAGTAGTAGCAGCTAATATAACTAATTTAGCAGTACCAGTAATTATAACACTAGCTGGATTACCAGCAGTTTCATCAGCTGATTCATCAGATATACCTATAATAGGAGCTGAACCATCAGTTGCTGCAACTACTTCATCAGCAGCAGTTCAAAGTT